AGCCAAAGTGACACTCGAAAAAGCGGAAATCAGCCAGGTCGGAACCTTGTCAAAAGGCTATAAGATAACCGGCGTGGACGGAAAAGGAACTGTGAAACTTAACAAAGTTTCATCATTCTTCATCCAGAAGCTTTCCGCCAACTTGAAGCAGGGCAAAACGACAACTTGTGTTATCAGGTCAAAGCTTGCTGATCCAGATTCAACTGGCGAAGAAGATTTGACACTGTTCGGATGTACATTCGACGAGTTGACACTTGCTGACTGGGAATCAAGAAAGATACTTGAAGAGAGTGTCCCATTCAGTTTTGGAGATTGGGAAATCACTTCTACAATCGACCACACATCAGCAATTTCATAAGAGCAAACGGGCACTGATCTTGACGGAACAGTGCCCGTTTTTTATTAAAATGCAACCAACAGGAGGTAAAGAACTATGTCAGTTACAGAAATGTTATTAAAAGCAGACGCAAAAAAAGTAAACGAATTAGCAACAGGAACATTCAAGTCAAAAGCACTCGCAAAAGCTCTCGGTAAAAAAGGTGAGATCACAATAAAGATTCGCGAAGTACCGGCGAGACAGATGAACGAATATCTCAACGGAATGGTAGATACACAGGGCAATTTTGACTTGTCAAAAGCATACGAGGCAGGCAAAAAGATGATTGTCGCAGGCGTTGTTGACCCTGATATGAAAGACAATGCGCTCAAAGAACACTTCAACTGTCCTTTGGCTGTTGACCTTGCTGAAAAGCTTTTCAAAAACGAAGTTATAGACATTATGAACGCCATCAGGGAGCTTTCTGATGTAGAAAGCGTCAGTGAAGAAGAAATAAAAAACTGATTAACACGGACTCCAGAACACAGTTGATGTTCTGGCTGTACCGTGAACATAATGTATTACCCTCAACCTTTTACGCATTAGGAGAGGGCGAGAAGATTATACTTCACGCCTTTATGACGCGAGAGGTTGAGGATATCAAGGAGCGGGAGAAGAACAATGGCTAAAATAGTTGATGTCATACTCAGATTAAAAGACCAGATGTCAGGGCCTATGAGCTCGGCAACTGCAAAGTTGCAGGCAAATGCCAGGACGTATCAGAAAATGGGTCGTCAGATTCAAAAGACAGGTCAAAAACTCTCTGCGGTCGGCGCTACACTCACAAAAACTATCACCGCGCCCGCAGTGGCTCTTGGCGCGGTGGCTGTCAAGAGTTTTGGCGAGTATGACAAGCAGATGCGTCTTGTTCAGCAGACTATGGGAGCGACAGCAGACGAATCTAATATGCTGTCTGACGCCATTAAAAAAGCTGCAAAGGATTCTGTTTATGGAATGCAGGATGCAGCAGATGCAGCACTCAACTATGCCCGTGCCGGATTCAATGCAAAGCAGACAGCTGATATGATCGCACCGTCTTTCGAGTTGGCATCCGGAACAGGAACAGATCTCGCAGAGACGACCGCAGGAATGGCAGCGGCTATGAAAGTGTTTAGTGCTAATTCTGAAGAGGCAGCAAGATACGCTGACATATTTGCGAAAGGTCAGGCACAGGCGAAAATCGAAACCAAAGACTTGTTTGACGCGGTATCAAGAGCGGGCTCGATGTTCACTACATTCAAGTGGGATATTTCAGACCTGACAACCGCAGTCGGTGTTCTTGGTGACGCGGGCGTCAATGGAGCTGTTGCCGGCAACGCATTGAAGTCGGGAATGGCATCAATGACAAAGTCAAGGGATTTACTTGCAAAACTTGGCGTGCAGCTGACCAACACAGACGGAACATACAAGTCATTCATCGACATTCAGAAACAGCTACACGATACTTTCACCGCACTCAATGATGTAGAGCAGACAGAACTTGCTACAAAGATATACGGTAAAAATCAGATGGGTAAATGGCTCAATATTATCAAAGCAAGCCCTGAACATATATTGGCGATGGAAGAGGCGCTCGGAAAGGCAGCGGGAACATCAAAGACGATGTCTGATGCACTTATGAGCGGACCGGGTGGAGCAATCGAGAAATTGAAGTCAAACTGGGATATCTTCAAGAACACCCTTGGCGAGACGATAGCGCCGATTATCACACCACTACTTGAAAAGCTCACGGACCTGATGCAGAAATTCAGTGAGCTAACAGACGAACAAAAGAAAAATATCGTCAAATGGGTAGGAATTGCCGCAGCGATGGGACCCGTTCTTTCTCTTGTCGGAAAACTCACGACAGGATTCGGAACACTTGTGAGCCTCATCGGAAAAGCAAAAGGCGCAGGAGGGATATTCGCAGCGCTTAAAGGATCAGGACTTGCCGTATCGGGTGTCGTTGGTGGCATAGTTGCAGGCGTAGCCTTGATAATTAAGAACTGGGATAAGCTAAAAGGCAATATTTTAGGCTGTTGGAATTCCGTCAAGGGAATATTTGAAAAGATCGCCGGAATGGTAAAAGGTTTTGCAAAACTACTCGAAAGCAGTGGCATCGAGGGTGCTTTTGTAAAAATATTCGACACAGCTTTTGGAGTTATCGGGAAAGTGCTCACGGCACTCGACAATGTGCTTAGTAAGGTAGGAAATGTAGCCGACAAGCTCACAAGTAAAATCGGTGGAGCGCTTGGAAAAGTGGCGCACAAGATTGCAGAGCTTTCCGGAGTAGAAACAACCGCTGAACAAGATACAGAAAACTTTTGGACTGGATTTACAGCGATGTTTGATGTTGCCGGAGATTTCATTGGAAGTGCAGTAGAAAGAATCGGAAACGCAATAGGAACATTGATAGACGCAATCGGGAATGGACTTTCTGCGGTGTCGGATGTTGCAGAACATCTCGGCAACGCGCTAAGTATGGCTTTTTCAAATCCGCAAGAAGCAATAAGAGAGCTGATGATGGCTGTCGGAGATATGTTCAACGGACTCCACGAGGGTGCAGTTTTTGCAGTTAATTTCCTTGTGGATATCGTAAATGTATTGCGCGACCTTGCAAATGCGGTCACAGGATGGATTCCGTACATATTCGGTGGAGAATACAACTGGATTCCGGAAGTACCAAAGATTGCAACAAGCGTCGAGGGAACCGCTGCCCCGTCAAGCTTTGCAGTAAAAGGTAACGCACAAGGAACAAGAGATTGGCGCGGAGGCCTCACAAGAATCGCAGAACGCGGAGGCGAGATTGTAGACTTGCCAAAAGGCTCAAGAATATATCCTCACGACGAATCAGTCAAGATGGCGTACAAAGAGGGCGCGAAGTCATCAGGCAACACAACAGTCAACATCCCGAAGCTTGCCGACCAGATTGTTGTCAGACAGGACGCCGACATTGATATGATTGCAACAAAACTCGCTCACAAGCTTGAGAAAACATCATTGAATCTTGGATCAAGCAAAATGGGATATCAATATTAAGAGGTGAAGTATGGCAGAAATGGCAGAAAATACGACCATGGCAGAAATGGCAGAAAATACAACCATAGAACTTAAAGATGGTGACAAGACTATATTTGTCTTTCCTGTCTCTCCTGAGTCGTTTGAACTCGTGTCCGAAATGGGACACGAAACGCAAAACATCAACGGTCTCGGTCAAATTCTCCTAAAAGGTGATAAGTCAGTCAGAACAATCGGATGGACTTGTTTCTTTCCGAGTCAGCATTATGACTTTGTTCAGGTGAATGAGGCCGAACTGGCAACACCGATGTGGTATGTCGAGACGATAAACGGCCTGATGTTGAAGAAAAAGACGGTCACTCTCAACATAAAAGATTTCATATCAATAAAATGTGTGATATCAAAATTCACGCCCGGTATGGAAGAAAAAGGAAAAGATTTCTCATACTCTATCACTTTTATGGAAGATGTGACGGTCTCCACTCCGTCGGTTAAAAAACAAACCGCAAAGCGACCGATAAAATCTGTTCATTCACATATGTATAAATGGAAAAAAGGCGACACTTGGAAAAAGGTTGCAAAAAAAGAAACAGGCAAGAGCGCAAATTATTCAAAGCTCAAAAAAGCAAACAAGAGCAGAATCAACAAGGCAAAAAAGGCATATATGAAAAAACATAATGTCAGAAAAGTTAAAGAAGAAAAAGCGCTCATCGGAACAAAGATACTCATCAAAGTATAGGAGGCTCTTATGGAATTTGTTGTACCTGATCTGATATGGGGGAAAAAGAAAATTCCATACACGACACTGACTTGGTCGGGAACAGATACCCAAGCTTCAAGGCAAATAGAGTTTGAAGTTCCCTGGAACCCATACGACAAAGCAATGCCTAAAATAAAAATGGCAAAGGGCGATGTCGTAGAACTAAGAGTCGGAAGCAAGGTTTTATTTGTCGGTCAGATAACTACCAGAGAGAAAACAAACGAGATCGGAACGGCTCACTACACAGCAAGAGATTTTATGCATCATCTTCTTGGCTCGACTGGTACATATGTATTCAAAAAAACAACACCCGAAGCAATCACCAAAAAAGTGTGCAAAGATGTCGGGGTTACTACAAAAGGGCTTTTTAAAACAGGCATATCAATCAAAAAGATGATTTTTGAAAATCAATGCCTATACGACATCATTATAAAAGCATATAGAAAAGTTAAATCAGAAACAGGGAAAAAATATCTTCCTGTGATGGATGGAACGAAAGTATCTGTCATTGAAAAGGGTGGTTCAAGTGGTGTAACACTGACAAATAAAGTCAATATTATAAGTGCATCGTATGAGGATTCCATAGATAACATAATTGACCTTGTAAAAATATTCAATGACAAGCATCAGCAAGTCGGTGTTGTTACAAATGAAAAGTATCTAAAAAAGTATGGAGTGTATCAGGCTGCATACCAAAAAGAAAGCGGAAAATCATCCACAAAAGGTGCGAAAGCAATGCTTGTCAGTTCAACAAGAGAAGCATCTGTTGAAGCACTCGGTGACATCAGAGCGTTATCGGGGTATTCAATAAAAATAAAAGACCCTGCAACAGGTCTCGAGGGAAAGTTTTTTGTAACATCGGACTCACACACTTTTGAAAATGGAAACCACACGATGAAACTTGAATTATCGTGGAATAACACGATGGAAGAGGGCGCCGACACTTGGAAGAAACAAAAAACGGCATCCACACCGAGCGGCAGCGGTAGTTATTCAATCGGTTCAGTTGGTTCCGGAGGTGTTAGGATTCCGCAGACACCTAACTACTTGAAAAATGTTGCAATATCAAGGGCAAATAATTTACCTTGTCACTATCTGATACACCACACAGGAACCGGGTATCAAGGTGAATATGTAATGGCTCAAACATACTATCACTCGACAGCCTCTTGTGGCGTACTTAAAAAAGAGAAAAAGAAGTACAATGAAAAGAAAGTGCTTGTTGGCAAGGTAGGAGTCGTTAAAAAACAAATGGCAATTATTAAAGCACCGAAAACGAGAGGTAAGCAGTTCAAATGTTGCCCGTCTTGTTGGAAACAAGGTAAGTATTCCGAGCTGTTGCCTAAGTCTTGGAGCGGTAACACGATATTGAAAGATATACCGGGAGCATAATATGGACGCATACGAAAAACTAATAATGACAATAAGGGAAGAATCAGCAAAAGAAGTTGATCTTCCCTCTTTTGGTTTTGCTACTATGACGGGCGAAAAGACTTTGAATTATAACGGACTTGACCTTGACGAAGATGATGTTATTTTTGCAGATAGTCTTTTGACGCCTGCGGTCAAAAAGGTAGATTTTGAAATCACTCAAGAGCAGACCTATCACGAAACGCATCACAATCACGGATGGACAGACAAATCAAAGACGATGGGAAAGCTTAACGAGGGTGACACGGTATTTGGAATAATGGTTGATTACGAGGATGATGAAAAATTCCTTGTTCTTTGCAGAGTAGGAGGTTTGTAATGTTTCCTTTTGATATGGACGAAGACGATGAAATTGTAATGGAAGAATCGACCGAAAGCGAAGATGAAAAAGAACCTGCGCCCGAGTA